GGGGGGTGGGGTAGGGGTGGGTTTGAGAGCAGATGGGACCCGTTTTAGAGGTTTTTTAGCCACGCCCCCCGGCCGCTTCGCTGCGGGGACCCATAGTTATCCCTTTCGACGCACATATGGGAAAAATATATACTAAAAAATTAGTGAGCATAATGACATCTATCAAAATGTAATTGACAAGTGGTTGACGTTGTGATTGAATAGGTGTGTTGTGGATCTTTTCTGGTGCGAGCGGGGGCCGGGGATCTTTAAGGGTGAGCCGGTCCCCGCGTAACGGTGGTGGTGATGGATTGGATTGTGAAGGTGATAGCGGGATGGCCGAAGCCGGTGCGGTTGGCGTATGCGGGGGAGTGTGGGTTTCGCAGCCGAGGGAGGCGATTGCCGGATGTGATGGTGGAAGTGTTTTTGGACGTAGCCTGGGGTGTGTTCAATGGCGCGTATAAGGAAGAGTCAGGGGGAGGCGGAGTTAAGGCGTCGCGGGTTGTACGGGGAGTACGTTGCGAGGCGGAAGCAGTTGCGGGAGTTGTACCGGGAGAACGGTCAAAATCCGCGGGATGCGTGGCGGACTGCTTTGAGGGAATTGCTTGGTGACTGGGCGCCATCGGAGGAGAGGCCGGTTCCGATGGTGGGAGGAGACGGCAGCCGGAATGTGCCGAGGATACCGTTGGAGGCGTGGAACGATGGTGAAGGTTCGTTACGAGAGACCGCGACGTGGGTTTCCAAGAACATTGGTGTATTTGATTCTCGACATTTTACGAGTCCTCCTCCGTCTCGTGAGGCGGTAGCGTTGTTGAACTGGGTGAATGCGAGTGCGGGGAACGAATCGGAGTTTTGGACGAAAATCTGGCCGAAGTTCATTCCGTCGAAGTTGAGAGATGGAGACACGGAAGGGTTTGCGGACGACGGACGTCATCAGCTGGCGATCATTGAGCGAATTGAGAGCCGCGGTTGAGTGTCCGTACTACGATCTGGTGCCGAAGGGGATGAAGGAGAACCTGGCCTTCCGGCGGAAGTTGATCGAGTTGGCGCGGGAGAGTGACGAGTACGCCCGTGAGTTGTGGATTATGTGTTCAAGGGATGTGCTGTTCACGATCAACGCATTCATGTACACGTATGATCCCCGGAAGAAGGATTGTCCGGTCCTGCCGTTTATCACATACCCATTTCAAGACATAGCGATACTCGAAGTGACGGATGCCGTCGGCGATCACGATGTGCTGGCGGAGAAGTCGCGGGATATGGGCGCCACGTGGTTGTACTTGTACGTCATCACGTGGCATTTCATTTTCAAGGATTACCAGACGTTTTTGTGTGTGAGCCGGAAGGAGGATTTGGTGGACAAACCGGCGGATCCGGACAGTTTGTTTTGGAAGGTGGATTTCATGTTGGAGAATCTGCCGTGGTTTTTGCGGCCGGAGTACACGCGGACGCGGATGCACTATCACAACGAGCGGAATGGATCAACGATTGACGGTTCGAGTACGACGGGGGATGTGGGGCGTGGGGGGCGTCGGACGGCGATTTTCTTGGACGAGTTTGCGTCGGTGGAGGACGGGTACGCGATTTTGCAGGCGACGCAGCACAACACGAATTGCCGGATGTTCAACAGTACGCCGAAGGGGACGAACAATGCCTTCTATGACATGACGTTGACGGGCATCGCCAAGTTGCGGTTCCACTGGTCGAATCATCCCGAGAAGGCGCGTGGGTTGTACACGGGGAAAGACGGGAAGTTGGATATTTTGGACCGGGAGTATCCGTTTGAGCCGGACTACGAGTTTGTGTTGGACGGGAAGTTGCGGTCGCCGTGGTACGACTTGCAGTGCAAGCGGGCAGCGCATCCGATGGAGATTGCCCAGGAGTTGGATATTGATTATCTGGGCAGTGCGGCGCAGTTTTTTGATCCGGTGGTGATTGAGCGGTGCATCCGGCGGGATGCGCGGTTGCCCTATGCGGAGGGGGATTTGCGGTATGACCGTTCGTTGCATCCCCGGGAGTTCCGGCCGGGACGGGGGCGGGGGGATTCGCGGCTGCGGTTGTGGATAAATTTGACGGGTTCGGGGAATCCGCCGGAGGGGGTATACACGGCGGCGTGCGATGTGGCGCAGGGGACGGGGGCGAGCAACAGTGTGTTGGTGGTGTACAACAACCGGACGCGGGAGAAGGTTGCCGAGTACGCGAATCCGAATTTGCGGCCGGATTTGTTTGGCCAGTATGCGGTGGCGGTGTGCCGGTGGTTTCACGATGCGTTTTTGGTTTGGGAGGCGAACGGTCCGGGGCGGATATTCGGGCAGGCGGTAACGGATGCGGGGTACCGGAAGATTTACTGGAAGGAGAAGAACGAAAAGAGCATTGCGAGCCGGTACACGGACATTCCCGGGTTTTTCGCCACCACGGAAAGCAAGATGGTGTTGTTGGGGGATTACCGGCGGGCGCTGGACAGCGGGGAGTACATCAACCGGAGCCGGGAGGCGTTGGAGGAGTGTTTGCAGTACATCTTTTTGCCGAACGGGGCGGTGGTGCATTCGAGCAGTACCCGGGAGGAGGATCCGTCGGGGGCGCGGGAGAGCCACGGCGACCGGGTGGTAGCGGACGCGCTGGCGTGGAAAGCGGCGAAGCGGGCGTACAAGACGGTGGAGCCGGAGAAGGTGGTGCTGCCGGGTTCGCTGATTTCGCGGATGTTGGAGCGCCGGAGGGCGGAGAAAGCGCGGTCGAGGTTCTGGTGAAATGGACAGCAAGGCGCTCAAGCGGTTGGAAGTGGCGGTAACGAAGTCGATGGCGGCCATGGACATTTACCGCCGGAAGCGTTTGGAGCGTTTGCGGGAGCGGATTGGGACGCATTATTCGGACGAGGGGACGGATCAGCGGCGTCCGGTCAATTTGCTGGCCATGGCCGGTTCGATTTATTTGCGGCAGTTGGCGGGGGGGTATGTCAAGGTGTTGGTCAACACGCACAACGCGATGTTGTTTCCCGCGGCGGACGATTTGGAGCAGGCGGGAAACATGCTTTTGAAGAAGATTGATTTCATCACGTCGCTGCGGCATTGGATCGTGGAGGCGTTTTACGGAGCGGGGGTGATGAAGGTTGGGCTGAACAAGAGCGGCACGGTGGAGATTGGGGGATTCACCCACGACGTAGGCCAGCCGTTTGCGGACGTGGTCAGTTTGGACAATTTCGTGTTGGACACCAATGCCCGGAAGTGGGAGGAGATCACGTTTGCGGGGGATTTCTACCGCATGGAATTGCGGGACGTGGCGGAATCCGGTTTGTTTCAGAATGCGGGGGGATTGAAACCGGAGGAGAAGACCTACTTAAACAATTTTGGCGGCGACGAGACGGCGCAGACGCTGGGGGGATTTCAGGAGACTTCCCAGGAAGAGTTCACGGACAAGGTAACCTTGTTGGATTTGTGGCTGCCGGGGGAGCAGGTGTTGCTCACGGTGGCTCCCTACCAGAACTGGCGGGTTTTGCGCGAGGTGGATTGGGAGGGGCCGAAGCACGGGCCGTACCATTTGCTGTATCTGGATGAAATCCCCGACAATTTGATGCCCATGCCCCCGTCGGCTACGTGGCTGGATTTGCACCGGCTGGCCAACAGTTTGATGAACAAGCTGGGGGATCAGGCGGACCGACAGAAAAGCAATCTGGTGGTGCCGCGGGGCGGTGAGGGGGATGCCGAGGCGATCAAGAATTCGGCGGACGGGGACGTGTTGGAACTGGATCAGCCGGACAAGGCCCAAGAGGTGCGGTACGGCGGTCCGGATCAGATCAACATGGCGTTTTTCATCCAGGTGAAGGATTTGTTTTCGTGGATGGCTGGAAACCTGGACACCATGGGCGGGTTGTCGCCGATGGCGGACACGTTGGGGCAGGAACAGATGCTGGACGCCAATTCTTTCCGCGTTATCGAAGACATGCGGGACCGGGTGATTCAGGCCACGCAGCGGGTAGTGGAGGATTTGTTGTGGTATCTCTGGACCGATCCGCTCATCGAATTGCCCATTGTCAAGCGTGTGCCAGGGACCGACGTGGAAATTCCGTCCATTTTCAGCGCGGAGAACCGGGAAGGGGATTTTCTGGATTACAACTTCGAGATCGATCCCTATTCGCTGCGGCCGCGAACGCCGGGTGGGCAGTTGCAGAAGATCCGGTCGATTGTGGGGGAGTTTATCATGCCCCTTTTGCCGGTGATGCAGTCCATGGGGATTTCCTTCAAATTCGATCAATTGTTCGAGTTGCTGGCGGAATACGCCGATGTACCGGAACTGGCGCGGTTGATTGAGTACATTGATCCGGCGATGCAGGCCAATCATGAGCAGGAAATTGTGGCGTCTCCGGTTAAACCGCCGGTGACCACGCGGAATTACAACCGGCTGAGCAGTTCGACCGGGGGGACGCGGACGGGGCGGGATCAAGCGATGATGCAATACTTGTTGGGATCGGGGGGCAAGCTGCTCTCTGCCAATCCAGATCAATAAAGGGGAAGACGGGTGGAAAAAGAGCTAAGCACAATGTCGCCGTTCATCCAGTTTGGTTTTGCCGGATTCAGCGTACTGTTGCTGGGATTGATCTTTTGGCTGGTACGACGAGTGCTGGAAGTGTTGCAGGAGACCAATACGGTGATTCAGGCGAACACTTCGGCCATCGAGCGGTTGGTGGACGGTTCGGAAGGCGAGATGGAGTTGTTGCGGGATATTCACGACCGGCTGATTTCCCGCCCCTGCCAGCTGGAAAAGTATCAGGAGATTATGCTGCGGAAGCATTCGGAGTCCCCAGGAGGCTGACATGCGCTATGTATACCGGCGTACCGATACCGGGGAGTTGGTGGAATTGATCATGACCGTGGCCGAAAAGGAGGCGCGGGAGCGGGATGGACGGATTGTGCTGGACGGCGGCGTGGAGGCTGTGCGGGACTACTCCGCGGAACACGCGGGGGACATCCGCTACACGGAGCGTCCCATCGAGTCGGACGCGCTGGGTTGTCATCCGTCCCAGGCGGAGGAGTTTGAGGCGGAGGCCAGGAAACTGGGGGTGCCGGTGCGGTTTGACCGCCGGACAGGTTGCGCGTTGTTTGAAAGCCGCAGGCACCGGAACCAATATATCAAGGCGTTAAACCGGGATTCGGGATACGCCATTCATGACCGGGATGGCGGGTACAGCGACCCGTAAGGAGGGATCATGAACCTATTTAGCGAAGTATCCAAGGTGGCGAAAAGCCGGGCGGTCGAAATGGACGACGGGATGAACAATCCCGCCCAGGATCAGAAGTTGGCTCCGGAAGACGATTTACCTGATACGGGCATTCCACGGGATGTGCCGAAGAAAAAGGACGATTTTGTTCCTCCGGAAAATCCCGGGGATTTAGCGTCTCAATACGATTTTGACGACGAGAGTGACGAAGTAGAAGCGCTAGGCGCTCAGGGCGGGGACGTCGCTGATGAATCCATTCCGGCGGCGGAAAATTCCGGCGTAGCGGCCGAGGACCAGGTAGCCCGGGCCATAGCGATGGGGCTGAAGGCGGAGGAGATCCGGGAATTCTCCCAATTGGGGGATCTGGGCAAGATTTTGGATTCCCTGGAGAAGGTTCAATGGAAACCCTCCACGACAGAAACACCGCCGTTGGGCGAAGTTTCGGATGATGCCGGGAGCATCGACGATTTCAAGATCGAACTGGACGAAAATTTCTTCGATCCGGAGTTGACGGAGGAGCTGAACAACCAGATCAAGAGCAAGCTCGGACCCGTCATCAAACGGTTAAATGAAGACGTAACCACATTAAAGACCGCGTTGGAGAATGAGCGTCGTGTCGCGTTCGAACGGGAGTTCGACGGCATGATTGAGGCGCTGGATGATTCCTACGCGGCGCTGCTGGGGAAGCAACCTGGCAGGGAGATGGACCCGCATAGTCCGCAGATGCAGAACCGGATTCGGGTTTTGCAGGCGATGGCCAACTTGGGAAAGACGCAGCCGGGTGCGGATACGGCGGAGTTGTTTTCCCAGGCGCTGGCCGTGGTGTTTAAAGACCAAATGAAACAGATAGCGGCTCATGAACTCCGCAGCTCGTTGCAGAAGCGGCAGGGGCAGATCTTGGGCCGTCCAGAGAATCGTAAACGCACTCTCCCACCCCGCCAGAAGGCGGTGCAATCCGTTGCGAAGTTCTTGGCGGATGAAGGTTACAACCTGGCTGAAGAAGCATTTGACGAGGAGGAGTTTTCATAAGCCTCTGTTCGCAGATAGGAGCTTATTCCATGATTACCACAGACAAACTGATTGATCTGATCACAATGACCCTGAAAGATTTGGGGAAGTTGCGGTGGACCAATCTGGCGACCAACTTGCAGGAGTACATCGCGCTCTCGCGGCTCCTGAACAAGCACAAAGTGAAGTTTGACAGCGGGACGGGCATTCAATGGAACGTGATGGTCGGGTTTACCCAATCGGCGAAGACAACCGGATTGTACGCGGTGGATTCCGTCAATGTGGGCGACGCGATGAAGACCGCGTCGATTCCCTGGCGCCATATCACGACGAATTTCCCGGTGGATCGGCGGGAGGTTACGATGAACTCGGGCGCGTCGAAGATCGTGGATCTAATCGAGACGCGGCGGGCGCAAATGATGATCGACCTGGCCGATTTTATGGAGAAGATCTTTTGGGGCAAGCCGGAGGATTCCAGCGACGAATTGACGCCGTTTGGTGTGAAGTATTGGATCACACCCAACGCGTCCCAGGGTTTCAACGGCGGGAATCCAGCCGGATTTTCGGCCGGACCGGGAAACCTGGACTGTACGTTATATCCGAATTGGAAGAACTACACGGATACGTACAGTGAAATCTCGTCCACGGACTTGTTCCAGAAGTTGCGCCGAGCGGCGACGTTCACGAATTTCAAGTCTCCGGCTCGTCACGCGGACTACGAAGCCTACACCAAGTACGAGTATTTCACCAATTGGAACGTGTTGGGCGAGATCGAGCGGATGCTCGAGACGCGGAACGACAATCTGGGATCGGATATTGTCAAATACAACGACCAGGCGCTGTTTCGCCGCACACCGATTACGTGGGTGCCGTACTTGGAATCGGACACGAGCAATCCGTTCTACGGAATCAACTGGGGTGTTTTCCAGCCGGTCTTTTTGCGCGGGGAGTACATGCGCGAGGAGACCAAGGCGGCTCCCAACCAGCACACGGTGGCGGTGACGCACTTGGACACCACGCTGAACTTCAAGTGCACCAACCGGAGGCGGCTGTTCGTGCTGTACGAGAACTAAGGAGCTAGGGCGATGGTTATTGCAACGCATGAAAATGTCTTACGGCAAGCGCCGGAGCGCGTGTTCTTTCGAGGAACGGGGGCTCTGGCCAAGGGCACCGGGGTGGTGCTGATTCCGGATGCGGTAACGACGGATACGGGGCAGACCGCCACGGACGATTGGGGCAAACGCAGCAAAATCGTGGATGTTCCCACGAAGGGCTACGAATTGCACTTTTACGGGGTAACCATTCACGACTACGCGGCCAACGCCAAGGGGCAGTGGATTGAGGTGCTGCGTCCGGGATCGGTGGCGAAGGTGTACGTGAATGGCGCGGTGACCATCGGCGATGTGGTGTGTTGCATTGTCGGCGGCACCGACGTAGGCCAGTTCATGAAATCCCCGGTGACTACGATCGGCATCGGATGCGCCGTGGTCATGCAGACATTGACGGGTGAGGGCATGGCACTGGCGCAGCTGGTCAATTGGGGGCCGCAATCCGGTCTGGTGGAAGTTGTGCAGCTGAAAGCGACCGGCGGAGCGCATACGTTCACCAAGAACGGGATGACGCACTTGCTGGCGCAAACCCTGTCGGCGAACGCCACGTACACCCTGGAGAATGGAACGTTCGTTGGCCAGCGCAAGGGGTTTTTCTGTTCCGGGGCGCAGACGACCAATGACTTGCTAGTCACGGTGACCAGTGGCATCCAGGCGGACGACAGCACTGCGATGGTGTCGTTTTCCGTGGATGACGCAAACGAGTTGATCATCGTGGAGTGGGTGGGCGACAAATGGAAGATTCTGCACAAGACCGGAGCCACGGTGGCTGCCCCGAGTGGGTGACAAATCTACGTAATCGGTTATACGGGGAGGGTGCTGTTCAGCGCCCTCCCCTTCCTTGGAGGTTCGCATGATTCCCGAAGTGGAACGTCTCAATCAGTATTACGAAGAGCAGTATGCCAATTTGCTGGGCGTGCCGACGCCGCCCAAGAAACTCATGGACTTTCACGCGCGGGTGAAGGCCATGGCTGACCGGGCTGGGATTTCGGAACTGACGCCGCAGACCATGCTGTGCGTGGTGATGTTGTCGGGAGTTGAGATTCCCCCGGTGCCCGGTTCTTCCCGCAAGACCGCACCGCCTTCGGTGCCGGAGATCAAGGTGTAAGTCATGTCGGAATCTACCCTGTCTCTGTCCTACGTCGAGTTGCGGCGCCGGGTAGGCCGGTATTTGGGGTACGACCGGAATCCGGCGCAATGGACGACGGCGGAAAGCCAGGACGTCACCGACGTGATTCTATCGGGGTTGCGGCAATTTTACGCTCCCCCCGTGGAACACGATTGGCGGTTTTTGAAGGTAAACGCCGAATTGGATTTGGTGGCGGGACAGGGGGATTACGATCTGCCGGACGACTACGGTTCGCTGGGCAGTGAATTCTTGACGTATCCCTCCAACACCCAGTCCATATTCGTGCAGGTGACGGATGAGCCCAAGATCCGGATATTGCGGCAAAGCCCGACGGGAACCCGCAGGCCGGAACTGGCTGCGGTGCGTCCGAAAATCACGGATGGATCAACCGGGCAGCGGTTTGAGATTCTGTTTTGGCCGGTACCCGATGCGGTGTATACGTTGACGTATGTCTACGAGGCGTTGCCGTATTCGTTGTCCGACAACCGGATTTACCCCTACGGCGGGGAGGCACACGCCGAGACGATTTTACAGAGTTGCCTGGCGGCGGCGGAATTGCACATCCGCGAGGAGAAGGGACCGCAGTGGCAGACGTTTATGGAGCGGCTGCAGGCCAGCATCCACAAGGATAAGCAGCTGGCGCCTCGCAACCACGGGCAAGCCCGCAATACGCGGAATTATTTCCGGAGCGATGTTGAACCCACTCGGGGCAGTTACATCGTGACCGTCAACGGCGAAATGCCGTGAGGTGAATTATGAGTGCGCACAATCTGTTGTACCAACTGGCGGATGCCGAAGTACCCGCCAATCCGGTGATCGGGCGGAAAGGGCGGGGGACGTTGTACGCCACAGGCACAGCGGTGCCCACGGACGGCAGTGAGGGATACGCTCCCGGCTGCCTGTTCGTCAAGGAAGGCACCCCGAACGAGCTGTATTTCAACGTCGGAACGAAGGCATCGTGTGATTTCAACAAAGTGACAGTGGCCTAGATCATGGCCAGAGAACGGTATGTCAATATCCAGTTTCCATTGGGCGGCGTGCAGAAAGCGGTGGCGTATCAATCCCAACCTCCCTATGCTACGCCGTTCGCGGAGAACGTCCGCCCAATGGACTCCCTGGAAGGACGAGCGAGGGGCGGATCGCGTCCGGGGCTGTCGAAAGCGTATCCGACAGAACTGGGAGGCGGGAATCCCGTGCGAATGTTGTCCTCCCTCATCTCCGTGCGGGATGACGGATTCCGGTACTGGAACGATCCTTTCTACGGATCTGTAGTGGGAGACAGGTGGATAACAGCCCCCTGGATCGGATCCGCCCCTAAGATTCTTCCGGAGGATCCCGACGCTTTGGAGGAAGTGCCGGAATCCGCCCTGGTGCTGCAGGCGGTGGAGGACTTTGACGGAAGCCGTCCCTATTCCCTGGGGATTTTTATTTTGCCCTGGGAATACAAGCATCACGGGGAATACCGCTTGTATGCCCGGATGAACGACGCCGAGCCGGATGTGACCGAGGACGGGATTGCGGCGCATTTGCTGCTAGAGGGGGAGAATGGCGCGTTTTCCGGGACGTTGCGGACTTACAAGGCGGGGGAAATCCAAAGTACATACGATTTCAGCGTCACCGAATCTCCCTTGGGTTCTTACGAGGGTGGATGGTTTATTCTGCTCATTGATTCCGGGGACGTGGTCAAGGTGTTCTGGCGGGATCATGAGTTGCTCTCGCAGGACGTTTCGGCCGATTTGGGCGTGGACGCCGGACACCGGGTGGGATTCGGCATGGTTGCCAATACCGCCGAGGATGAAGACGAGGTGTGTGTCGTGGATGAGTTTCTCATCAAGTACTACACCACGCTTAAGGAGCAGAAATACCGTCGTCAATTGATTGCCGTGTCGAATGGATTGCTGTATGTCGAAAATCCCTTAACCGGCGTGATGGAACTGGCCGATGCCGAGAATCCCTTGCTGGTATCCGACCGCAATCTGCAAGCGGCGGAATGGGGGCAAAAGTTGTTCATCGCGGATCACGGCGAGGTGAAGGTGGAGGGCGTCGGCGAAATGGCCGGAACCGACCTGACCTGCAAGGAGATAACGGATTGGACGGCGCACTTCATTGATCCCGCGGCGGATGTGGTGGTGGTGTCAAATGGGACCGGTACGGTTGTCG